AACTAGGCCCATCGACTCCGACACGATAGGGCCTTTTTTATTTTATATGCAAGGCAAAAAATCATTTGTTTTATACACCGACCAAAGGGAGGTATTTGACGAACTAACAGACGAGGACGCTGGCAAGCTAATTAAAATTATTTTTGCTTACGTTAATGACGAAAATCCAGAGGTAAATGACCGGCTTTTAAAGGTTGCTTTTCTACCTATTAAGACCCAGCTAAAAAGGGACTTGGTAGTATGGGACGAAAAGAAGCAGCAACGTGCCGAAGCAGGACGCAAGGGGGGTCTAGCAAAAGCTAGCAATGCTACGTTTGCTACAAATGATTCTAGCAAAGCCAAGCAAAACCTAGCAAACTTAGCTGTTAATGTAAATGGTAATGGTAATGTTAATGTAAATGATAATGTTAATGTAAATGGAAATGTAAACAATAAAGAAAGCGCTGGCGCACTTTTTTCTTTGGATGCCATATTAATTGACTTTAATAAAGAAAAGCCTTTAAAGCGGCCTTACTTTGAACGAATGAGCGAAGTACATGGCAAAGATACTGAAACGATTAAAAGTCACTTTAAAAAATGGGCGATTTTAAAAGAAGGCGAAGCAATGACAATCGCAAAAGCTGAAAATTCTTTTAACCTGTATTTGTCAAATCATTTAAAAAGTAATTTTAAGGCTCCGGATAAAAAAGAAAGCGAAAATATATTTGCGCAACTTTACAGGGAGGAACTAGAAAAAGAAAAATTAAACGACCTATGAAAAAAACAATTTTAAAGCACCTGCAAAAAATGGAGTTTGTCTGCGGACTAAAGCAATTTAAAGAGTACAAAAAAGAGGACGCAACCGAATTGATTGAATGCCTACACGACCTATTTAAAAAGTTTGGCTGGATGACAGAAGAACGCGTGGACTATATTTTACAAGCCGGAATGCGAGGCCAGTACGGTGACTTTTACCACGTAAACGAGAAGACAGTCAACGGCTGGATAAACCAGTATTATATGCACCACCAGAGCCAAATAGTTATGGAGGTACAAAATGCTAGCTACAATGAGAAAGAGCCAAGCGCCGAGGAAATAGCATACTGGATTGAAATAGGTAAAAACATATTTCGAGAAAATTACCAGCATGCCAAGGACACCGGATTTTGCCGAGACATTGCAGACTGGGGAATTAACTGGTTTAACAAATTTCAAGAAAAAGGAATTTTAAAACCTTGGGCATACAACGTGGAGGAAATTGAGCAAGAGGTACGCAAGGAGTTGCGATTGACTAAGCACTGGGTCGAGGAGTCAACCGTAGGCGCCAAATCCAAGAATAAGATTTGGAAACTATTTATATTAGAATCAATTAGAGAAAATCGAGAATTAGATAAATTAATTTAAACAACTAAACAATGGAAGCAATTTACGCAGGGACTGCAAAGGTAGTCCCAACCAAATTTGGAGAAATGACAAAGGTAAGTTTTAACAGAACGGACCTAGAAAAGTTGACTAAGTACCTAAATGAAAACGATACCGAATGGGTTAACTTAGTTATCAAGGAGAAAAAAGAAAAGCAACCCGGAAAGCCAACCCATTACCTTCAAGTCGACGACTGGAAGCCTACGGCTGTCAAAGAGAAAAACGAGTTTGCTCCAGTAGTTGCTAAAAAAGAAATAATTGAAAAATATGAAAAAGATACTTTACCATTTTAAGCCAAACAAGCAGGATTTGTTTAGCATCGTCAACACGGTTCTAGCAATTTTCTTATTGCGATATTTTCAAATGCCTGTGGACTTCTTATTTCTTGTTCTGGTTGCTTTGTTTACGATAGCAATGGACCAAGTTTACAAGGCCTGCGAATGATTAGTTTTAAGCTAAACGAAAAACCGTTAAGCATAAACGAAGCTTGGCAAGGCAAACGCTTTAAAACGCCAGCCTACAAGCAATACGAGCAGGCAATGCTTTTATTAATGCCAAAAGGTAAGGTTGACCTAGAGCAAATGCTTCGAGTTGAGTTTTTCTTTGGCTTTAGCAACAAGGCTAGCGACCTAGACAATCCGGTTAAGTTGCTTATGGATATTGCGCAGAAAAAATACGGCTTTAACGATAAAATGGTTTTTGAGTTAAACGTCCGCAAGTGCATCGTTAAGAAAGGAGAGGAATTTATACAAATGGGCATTTACCAGCTTTTACCTTTTTGACAAATTATCGGTTTTTGCTTTGATAATTATTTAAAGTTTATATTTGCACAAACGATAAAGAAATGAGCCTAATTGAAGGACGATTAATAAGACAAGCAAGAAAGCGCAGCGGCTTTACCCAGCTGGAACTTTGCAAGAAACTTGGAATAAGTCACGCGCCAATAAATCAAGTGGAAAATGGCTGGGAATCAATTAGCCTTTTTAACTTGCGCCTAATTTGTGAGGAAATAGGACTTGAGGTTATTATTCAAGAAAAGCATGGCTAAAGGATTGCCTAAAAGTAAAACAGATTATTCGCTGGAAATAAGATACCGATTAAGAGACGGCCAATGGTCTGCTTGGAGTAACAAAGGCAAAGGCACATTTGAAAGCATAGAAATAGTCCAACGCCAAATTAGATTACTAGCATCGTCTTATCAAGGCAGAGAAAAAGAAGTTAAATTTGAGTGGAACGGATGGCTTTGCGACTTTAGCGGTCATCCTACCGGAGAAGTTATTTCATTAAAATAGTTTTATTGGGTTTGTTGTTAATTGAAAGGCTTGAGTTTTGCTCAAGCTTTTTTTAAAATTTGAATATGCAGATAAACAATTTAGGATTTTGGGAAACTACTGACGGCACCGGACACGTTCACGACAAAAATTTATGCGAGGCGTTGACCAATTACCTATTAATTACCGGTCACAGGACAGTTGTCGATTTTGGCTGTGGTATGGGTGACTATGCCAAGGCGTTTAAGGCGGTAAATCTTGACGTGGAGGCGTTTGATGGTAATCCAAATACGGAAGTACTAACCGGAGGCATTGGACACGTCCTAGACCTATCAAAACCGTTCTATTTGGAAAAGAAGTTTGACGCAGTAATGTCGCTAGAAGTTGGCGAGCATATACCAGTAGAATTTGAAGACGTTTTTATTAGCAACATTACCAAGCACGTTAAAAAAACGCTAATTATTTCTTGGGCAGTAGAAGGCCAAGGAGGGGACGGCCACATTAACTGCAAGAATAATGACTACATTATTGGGCAGATTGAGGAACGCGGATTTAAGTACAAAAAGAAAGCAAGCGAGGAACTAAGGAAGGCGGCAACAAATGCGTCTTGGTTTAGCAATACACTAATGATTTTTGAAAAAATATGAACCTAAAAAAAGTAAAACTTAGCGAAATCAAAAACAATCCTAATAACCCAAGGATTTTAAAAGACGACAAATTTGCCAAGCTGGTAAAATCAATTAAAGAGTTTCCTAAAATGATGGAGATTCGTCCGATTGTAGTTAACAGCGACATGATTGTTTTGGGCGGTAATATGCGCCTAAAAGCTTGTAAAGAAGCTGGGTTAAAAGAAGTACCAATTGTTCTTGCAGACGACCTTACGGAAGACGAGCAAAAGCAGTTCATAATTAAAGATAATTTAGGTTACGGTGATTGGGATTGGGATATGCTCGCCAATGAATGGGAATCAGAACTGCTTGAAGATTGGGGATTAGAAGTTTGGAAAGCGCCAGCTGAAATAGATTATTCTATTTTAGATGATAATGATTTAACAGAAGAATTAGGTGACATGGCCGGTGGTGTAAGAAAAGCTATCCAAATTGAATTTGAAACTGAACATTATGAAGAAGCTTTTGAATTAGTTAAATTTTGGAGAGAACAAAATGCTTATGTAGGAGCTATGATTATTGAACATCTAAAAGCAGAAAAGGAAAAATTATGAAAATTTTTTTAATGTACTACGATAGGTTTGAAAATGCATCAACCTCAAAAATGTTAAAAAAAGAACATATTGTATTGTGTCACAATAATAAAGAAAAATTTAAATGTATTTCAGATAAAGCTACTTTGATAGAAACTAATCAACCAAAAGGAATACAAAATAATTTTAATTATGGCTTGTCTATATTAGAAAAAGACGAGTGGGGAATTTTTATGAGCGACGATTTAATTGAGGGTAAAAAACTAGAAAATAATAAATTTATTAAATGTGAAATTGATTATGTTTTAAATGAATTAATATCAATTTTACCAAAATGTGACTTAATGGGTATAAAATTAGTTGGATTAAACTCTAGCGGAAATGCTTTTTATGCAAAAAACAGGTATTCTAAATATGGACTAGTTGACGGAAGATGCTTTGCAATAAAAAAAACTGAATTTAAATTTCATAGCGAAATTAATACTATTCCTGATTATTACGCCTCAGCTTATCATATGAATAAGTATGGAGGCAATTTAATTTTGAATTATTGTTTTTTAGATTTTGAAAGATACGCAAAAGGAGGTTTAGGCGATGTAAACGATAGAATACATGACAAAATAAAAGATGTAAAGTTATTAAAAGCATTATTTCCCAATAATTTTTTAATAAAAGACAAGATTAATCAACCAAAAGGAAGCCATATAATAATCAAAAGATGAAAAGAGTAGATTTAATAAAAATAGAACACGATAGAAAAATTGGTGATTTATGCGAATATAAAGAACCAAATGTAACAGAAGATTGTATATTTTACGCTGATGGTGAACCAATAGGATTCTATCTTACTAAGATGCCAGAAAAAATGTGTAAACTAGCTGATTTAGCTAATGCCGAATTTCGAAGTAAAAACGTACCTAAAAGCAAAATGAATAGAGGTACACAAAAACAAGCAGAAGAAAAAGGGCAAGAATGGGTTACACAATACAGTACTTTATTGGGTTCTAGAGCTCCTAAACCACATATGAGAATGCCTTATCCCGCTATGCAATCAGTGCATGAAGTTAAAACAGCACAAACTTTTATTAAAGCTATGCTGTTATTAGCCAAGGAAAGTGAGCAGTTAATTAAAGAAATACTTCCAGTACAATATGATAGGCAAACAGATTTATTTAAAGATGTGCCTCCTAAATGGCGATTTGGTAATTTGTTTACAAGTTCAATTTCTAATTTTAACATTTCAGCTCCTTTCCATCGCGATACTGCTAATATAGTTGGTGCAGTAAATGTTATTATATGTAAAAAACACAATTCAAAAGGAGGAGATTTGCATATACCAGATTATGATGCCACAATTGGACAGCAAGACAATTCAATTTTGGTTTATCCAGCATGGCGTAATGTTCACGCGGTTACTCCAATAATACCAACTCATGACGGAGGTTACCGCAACAGCTTAGTTTTTTATCCGTTAAAAGCATTTAAAGGAATAGAATAACAAAAAAAATGGCAAGACCAAAAGCAAATATCGACTGGACAGAAGCTGGGAGGCTACTGCAAGCTGGATGCGACGGAGTTCAAATAGCAGCTTATTTTGGATGCGACCCGGAGACTTTGTACAACCGGTGCAAGGAGGATTTGTCAATGGGTTTTACCGACTTTTTGCGGCAAAATAGAAGCAAGGGAGATGCGTTGCTATTAGCAAAGCAATATGAGGCTGCTTTAAAGGATAAGGACAGAGGTATGCTTATCTGGCTTGGAAAACAAAGGCTAGGGCAAAGAGACAAGCAAGACCTAGACCATACGACCAAAGGAGAAAAGGTGACTCCACCGATTACTTGGGTATCTACTGAATAATGGATTCAATCCAATTACTGGATAAATATAAGCCGCTTTTTTACGAGCAGCCAGAAAGTCGGTATTTCCTAATTACTGGCGGTCGTGGTTCTGGGAAGTCTTGGACCTTATCCATGTTTCTTTTGAACTTGACTTACGAGGAAGGCCACGTAATTCTTTTTACGCGCTGGACTTTAACCTCTGCGTTTATTTCGATTATTCCAGAATTTATTGATAAGATTGAGTTAATGAATAAGGAAGGCGACTTTGAAATAACGCAAAGCGAAATAATTAATAAGGTCACAGGCTCAAAGATTTTATTCCGAGGCATAAAGACAAGCCAAGGGACAGCAACGGCTAACCTAAAGTCAATCGCTGGCGTTACGACATTTATTCTTGACGAATCGGAGGAACTAATGGACGAGGACGTATTTGACCGCATTGACTTATCAATTCGAGCGGCCAATAAGCCTAACCGCGTTATTCTGGTAATGAATCCAAGCTACAAATCGCACTGGATTTACAACCGCTTTGTAAAGCAGAAAACTGGGAATTGCACGTACATCCATACTACCTACCTAGATAACGAAAGCAACCTTTCGCAGTCGTTTATTGACCAAGCGCAAAGAGTAAAGGTTGAAAACGTGCATAGATACGAGCATTTGTTTTTAGGTAAATGGCTAGACGATGCCGAGGGTTTACTTTGGTCTAAGCCTTTGATTGAAAAAATAAGAATAGCAGCCAAGCCTATTTTGGAGCGCGTAGTTGTTGCCATTGACCCAGCTATTTCTGCGCATTTAGATTCCGACGAAACTGGAATAGTGGTACTTGGGAAAGATAGCCAAGGCAAAGGCTACGTTCTGGAGGATTTGTCTGGCAAGTATTCGCCAAACGAGTGGGCCAATGTCGCCAGCCAAGCGTTTAAAAATTGGGATGCAGATTGCATAGTTGCTGAAAAAAACCAAGGAGGCGATATGGTTGAAAGCGTTTTAAGGTCGCAAAACGCAACTGCAAGAATAAAGCTGGTTACTGCTACTAAAGGTAAGTACGTCCGGGCGGAGCCAGTTTATTCACTTTACGAGCAAAGCAAAATTTTCCACGTTGGGCAGTTTCCAATACTTGAGCGCCAGATGGTTACCTTTGACCCAGACAAAGGAAAATCGCCAGATAGGGTTGACGCAATGGTTTGGGGATTTACCGAATTACTATTAACCGGTGGAGATTTTTGGCACGTTTAGGTTATCCAATGATTTTTTTATATTAATATCCTATTTTTACAAAAAAAGA